TTCGAGGCGTTCGTGGCTTCGACAACGGAGCGCGAACTCCTGCTGGTCGAGGAAACATTCGAACGACTCCAAGAGAGTTTCACAGACCTCAAGACGACAACAGAAGCGATTGACGAGGCGCTTAATGAAATCCGTATCGAGCACGAGGCTACGGCGGATACCATTACGGCGGCACTCGCCACCCACGAGAACCGCCGCAAGGCTGTCGTTTCTGCACTGGCGGAGGGCAGAAACATTGCAGCTGACTGCCCGGCACTTGCGACTGTAGCCAACGAGGCCTATACCCTTGTGGAGCAGATCGCCGAGCGGATAAATACATTGCGTGCCAGCGCGACAGACGAAACTCGGAAACGCATTGCTGCCGAAGCGCAGGAATTACGCGCTCGCAACTTGCTCGGGCGGCATGAACAGACTGTTCTTGCTGAGATAGAGCGCAAGAAGAAATTTGCCGCCTACGGCCTTTGCATCGACGAAATGAAAACAAATGCAATCACGCAGAAGAGCACGGCGGTCACCCGCACAGCCGTTACCCAAAGACTCAAGGACAGTTTTCAGGATGAGTTGAGGGAACTCGCCTTTAGCCATATTAAGGTTGAACTCACGGAGGACGGCGGTGAGGAAGGCGTTCTCTATCATAAACTCACTCTGACCAGTGCGCCTGGCGTCGAATTGCAGAGAGTGGTCAGCGAAGGCGAGCAGCGCTGTCTGTCCATTGCGGCGTTTTTTGCAGAACTCAGCACCGCCGACGATTTGTCAAGCATCGTTTTCGACGATCCAGTTTCATCGCTCGATTACAAATGGCGGGAGAACGTCGCACGACGGCTGGCAGAGGAGGCCAAAACGCGGCAAGTCATTGTGTTCACGCACGATGTTGTCTTCATGCTTTTCCTTAAGGATTGCTCGAAGGAACTGATGGTCGAGCAGCGTGACCAGCATGTGCGGCATCTCTCACCAAAAGGTGCGGGTGTCTGCATTGAGGAACTGCCGTGGGTTGCTATGCCAGTAAAGAAGAGGATCGGCTACCTGAAAAATGAGTGGATAGCGGCCGATAAACTCTTTCGTGATGGCCACCAGGACGCTTACGAGAAGGAAGCACAGCACCTCTACGGCTTGTTGAGGGAGGCATGGGAACGCGCTTTGGAGGAAGTCCTCCTTAATGGCGTAGTCGAGCGGTATCGACCTAGCGTTGAGACCAAGCGGATTCTACAGGTCGCGGACATTACAGATGAGGATTGTAGGGCTCTTGATGCCGCCATGACGAAATCCTCGAAGTGGCTACGCGGCCACGATCAGTCCCCGGCGGCGCGTGCGCCGGTGCCCGAGCCTACAGAACTCAATGCCGACATCGAGTCGCTGGAAAAATGGGTCAATATAATCCGGAAACGTCGAGACGGGAAATGAAATGGTGCGATCAGACATTTAGTGGGTAGAAATGTCTGAATCAACCTGTTAAACCTGCGGGCATAGGCTTCGGCTTATGCCCGTTTTTTTTTGGAGTGAGCGCATGAATCCCCGGTGGATTGAGTAGGAGCGAATTGAGCGTTTACCCCCGGCCTCCCGGAAAGGCCACCCACAACTTAAGTTCATTGAACCCCGCCAAGCTGGCGGGGTTTTTCTTTTTCTATGGCTAAACAGTACGGCATACCGGAGAAACTCCGGCTGGGCAAGCGCCCTTACACACTGACCCCTGAGGCCAGGGAGGCGAGGAAGAAAAACGCGCAGAAGTCCACCGGGCCGAACTCGGAGGAGGGCAAGAAGGCCGCCTCGCGCAACTCGTGGCGGCACGGCCTTTACGCCAGGACATTTATCCTTGGATCCCTGGGCAGGCCCTGTCAACGCAAATGCGAGAAGTTCCCCTGCGACCTGGTGAATGACAGCCTGGTCAAGCCGGGCGAGACCTGCCTCGACAAGCTCTTCGTGGCAGAGGCATTCGACAAGATACTCGACGCGGTCGAGAACAAAAAGTACGAGGGCTTCAATCAGCTTGCAATCCTCGAGCTCGCCGGGGCTCTTCAGGTCCTCAGGAATATGAAAGAGGTAATCCTCGAAGAGGGCGTCGTCATCAAGAGCGAGAAGATGGACAAGGACGGAAACCACATAGGGGACGAGTACAAGCCCCATCCGGCACTTGCCATATATTCTAAGATGCTCGTCGACCTGGGCATGACGCCCCAGGAGCTCCTGATAACGCCCAAAGAGGTCAAGAGGGCTGAGAAGGGTATAGACCCCGAAGCCCTGGAGGACGCTTCGACGCTTATGAGCAAGGCCATTATGAACCTGGCCGGCATGGGGAAGGCAAAGACCAAATGAGGATCGAGGAGCTCAAGGAAAAACTCTGCGTGCCCGAGGGCGTCTTCGAGTCTTTCCTGGCCTCGAAGGGCTGGTCGTGGCATCAGATCGCGCGCGGAGAGCTTCCCTACAGCTTCGACGAGATACAGCTCGGCCTTATCTGCTCTGACCCCGTCCTTTGGGCAGGGGCTTTCCTCAAGGAGCCGGACACCGGTGAGCCGTACAGGTATTTCGACTATCAGCTCGAGAGCGCGCGCCACTGGGGGGATGTCATCCACTCTGACGGAGCCGAGGTGGGAAAGACCAGGGAGATAGGCAATCACCTGTTGTGGAGGGCATTCACGAGGGAGGGTGGCTCCTCGCTAGTCGGCGCCCCCGAGCAGGTCCACCTCGACGAGATAATCGATTACTGCGTCGAGCAGATGTTCTCCCTTTCGCCGGAGCTCGGAAAATCGCTCAAGCGGCACAAGAAGCACCCTCACCATGTCTTTTATTTTTTGAACCGCCACAAGGTTTATTTCAGCCCCGGCGGGTTCGAGGGCACCGGCTTCAGGGGCAAGCACGTGGCAGACATGGCAATCATGGACGAGGCCGCGAAGATAAAGAACCCGGATATCTGGAGAGAGTTCTGGAGGGCCGGGAAGCCCGGCTGTATATTCCGCATCTACTCTGTGCCGGACGGGGACCGCGAGACGGTCTTCTACAGGCTCAAGGAGAGGGCGAGGGGAGCCAGACAGGAAGATGAAAAAGAAGACGACGCTCCGAAGGACAGGAGCTTTCGCTTGTTCAACTGGAGAAAGACCCAACAGCCTGACCCGTTCTGGAACGAGGGGCGGCGCCGTTTTTACATAGAGCTGTACGGAGGCGAGGACTCGCCGGGCTACAAGCGCAACATCCTCGGCGAGGACGGAGACCCCGAGAACGCTGTCTTCCCGTGGCACCAGTTCGCAAGGTGCCTGAAGGACATCCCGGACTACAGGGTCCTGAAGCTCTACATAGACGAGGGCTCCGGCACTGTCGGGATATTCGGCGCGAAATACAGGCTCAGGCAGTCGGACATCGGGAAAGAGGCGGACGAGGAGATACTCGAGGACCGGACAATCGACAAGGGCCGGTTCGACTTGAGGGCCCTCCTTAAGGAGTTTTTCAGCACTGTGCCCGGGCTCACCTATTTGGGCGGGGACCTGGGCTTTTCGAACGACCCTACCGAGCTTGTCGTCCGCCTCATCCTCGGGAAGACCTGGCGGACCGTGGCCCGGCTGCAGATGAAGGGCGTCACATACGACCTCCAGGCCGAGGCCATAGACATACTCGACGATATTTTCAACCCCAAGGGGATAGGGCTCGACTTCGGCAACGCCGGAAGCGCGGTCGTGCATATCCTCCAGAGCCCGGAGAACTACCGGGCAAAGAACTACGGCGAGAGGGTGACGGGCTATCAGTTCGGCGAGGCATACGACGACATGGACGAGACCGGCGAGGTAATCATCGACAAGAAGACGGACAAACCTAAACGGAAGCTCGCGAAGGAACTTTCGACCGACCTGCTGGTGAAGAAGATGCAGCGGCAGGAATGGGAAGTGCCTCTTGACCCGGACTACAAGAGCCAGTTCCCTTCGCACACATACCGGGAGGGGCCGAAGCACAGGATTTTCAGCAAGGACAACGACCACCTCATAGACGCCGAACGGGTATGCACCTTGAAGGTGGTCATACCTGATAACGCCTGCGAGGACCTCTTCGCAACTGGGATTTGATGACAGGACGCAGAATAGACCAGACCGAAGACAGGGTGTTCTGGCTCAAGCCTGGCGATTATGGCAAGCACCGTAATGGGGATTGGATGGCTTGCACCCCAAATGGGTTATTCGGCAATCTTCGGAGTCATGAAGTTATCGAGCATGAAGACGGAACAATAACGGTGTCACCCTCGATACTTGTAACTTGTGGAGAAAAAGAAGAGTGGCACGGTTATTTGGAAAAAGGTGTCTGGAGAGAGTGCTGATTTGAGGCTTTTCGGTTTTGACATAAGCGTCTCACGCGGCAAGTCCGCCGACAGCGGCGCTCTCTCGCGCGAGGCGTCAGGCCAGGGCCTGTATACGCCGATGTTCAGCAACTGGGTCATCCGCAAGGTTCAGCCTTCGCTCTACGAAGCGCTCAGGGAGGCCATCCCTGTCGTCGATGTCGCGCTCCACAGGCTTGTAAGCCTCGACGGGCTCCTGCGCTTCGACGGCGCGAACAAGGGGCTTGTGCACGAGATTGAGGACTGGGCCCACGCGGTCCGGGTCAACGACATGCAGACCGGCCTCCAGGCGTTCGTGAACAACTTCTCGAACGAGACCTACGAGCAGGGCTTTTCCATCTCCGAGTTCATATCGTCCCCGGGCAGGGACGATATCGTCCGCCTGAATGTGGCCGACTCGAAGGACATCCTTTTCCGCAGGGCGCCGGGCGGGCTTGAGATTTGGTACCGGGGCAGGAGCAACCCTAAAAAGAGCCGGAACGCGACGGAGCAGGTCGGCGACATCCTCCAGGACAACCTCTCAGCCGCCGAAGCCTCCGCCAGGCTTTCGTCGACGGGTTACGAGAAACTCGGGGGCGCCAACACCCTCTACTATTCAATCGACAACGAGAACCACGGCCCCTACGGCGTGAGCCTCCTGCGGTCTACCGAGTTCGTCTCTAAGATACTCCTGACCATCCAGAACGCCACGCTCAACGCGTGGGAGAGGTTTGGGGACCCGAGCTATCACATCAGCTATAAGACCTCGAAGAGAGAGCTCGGCGCCGGC